ATACGCACGATTTGACCAAACTATCCAACAAAGAGCTAGACGCGCTTGAATTACTACTAGAAAAAGCCGGCGTCACCGAAAATCAATGACCGGGCGCGATCACGTCAATCCACCGGACATCGAGCGCGTCCAAGCGGAGAAGGCACGCCGAAGCCTTCGTGACTTTGTTAAGTACGGGTGGCACGTGGTAGAGCCTCATATTCCGTATGTCCAGAACTGGCATATTGAGGCCATCGCGGAGCATCTTGAGGCAGTAACAAACGGAGAAATAAAGAAATTAGTCATAAATGTGCCGCCGGGGCATATGAAGTCGTTGATGGTGTGCGTATTCTGGCCGTCGTGGGAGTGGATACGCACGCCATACACGCGCTGGCTGTTTGCGAGCTACTCATCCGATCTGTCAGTCCGCGATTCGAACAGAATGCGGGTTATGCTCAAATCCGATTGGTATGTGAACAACTTCGGAATCACCTTGACAAAAGACCACGAAAAACGGCTCGAAAATTCAGAGACGGGTTTCCGCGTAGCCTCATCAACCGGCGGGCTTGGCACCGGTGAGCGCGTACATCGTGCTGTGTCTGATGATTTACTACGCGCCAACGATGCGCACTCAAGCGCTATGCGAATGCAGGCAATTGGGCACATGCAAGCAATGTCAACGCGAGGTATTAACCCGGACGACTTCGCGCAAGTCCTCATTATGCAGCGCTTACATGAGGATGACCCGACCGGATGGGCATTATCAAACGACAGCACATGGGAGCATTTATGCCTTCCAGCGGAGTACGAGCCAGCACGTAAGTGTCGCACATCAATCGGATTCGAGGACCCGCGAACCGAGCCTGGTGAACTACTTTGGCCGGAACAGTTTCCTGCTGATTCGATTTGCAGCATAAAGTCGGCGCTTGGTAGTTATGGCGCATCAGGCCAGTTACAGCAGAATCCTTCGCCGGCTGAGGGTGGCATCATCAAACGCGCATGGTGGCGCTATATCTCGGCAGACGTGAGCGCGGCCACTAGGTATATTAGAATCGTCCAGTCATGGGACACCGGATTTAAGACCGATGCGGATAATGACGAAAGCGCGTGCACAACATGGGGCGACACCGGGCAGGAATATCACCTCTTGCACTGTTGGGCTGGGCGGCTCGAATACCCAGACCTCAAACGCAAGGTCATTGAACTCGCTTTAACGTATAGGCCGCACGCACTATTAGTCGAAGATAAAGCCAGCGGCCAGTCGCTCATCCAGGAGCTAAAGCGTGGCACGCGGCTTCCGGTCTTAGCAATCGGGGTTGACAATAATAAAATTGCGCGAGCGCACGCCGTAACACCACAGGTCGAGGCGGGGCGTGTCTGCATTGTAGAAGGCGAGTGGAATGGGGACTTCACGGAAGAGTGTGCTATGTTCCCGAAAGGAAAGCAAGATAATAGGGTCGATTCTATGACCCAGGCACTAAACTGGATGTCAGGCACGCAACCAATGGACTTCGCCGGCTTCACTATACCGACGCTATAAGGACACTATGCGATCAGATATTGATCTTGCTGCACGCGCAGCACTGGACGAGATTACAGACAAAATTGCGGCGGGTATATCGGCCCGCCAAGCGGTATCCGAGGCATTTGACAAGTTTCGCGGGAAACTAATGTCAAAACTTCGGGATGCGCTATCTAAAATTCTTGGGTACGTGCCGGATATTTCTGTAATGGAAATCGGGAGGGTGACACTATCAGAGCGCCTATATCGAATGGAAGAAGAGACGGCCATAAATGTTGAGCGCATCCTCAAGCGACACGTCCGGGAGGTGCGAAGCGCGAGGGAAACTTCTCTAGCAATTTATGAGGGCTATAAACTCGGCGGCGTGCTGGATGTAAAAGTCAATTTGCCGAGGTATATCAGGCAAATAAAGCCATTAGCCAAGGAATACGAAAATGCGTTTGCTAAGCTAACAGCCGGTAAACTAAAAACCCCGCACCTTCGCGCTGCATATATTCAGGCAATTGACGCCATTGAACGAGGCGCGGCCAGTAGCGTGCTCAAAACAAAGCTAGATGTAGCCGTTCATGAACGCAACAGGTACCTTGCTGACCGGATAACTCAGACTGAGCTACATAGGGCTAGAATGCAAGAAAAAGCCAAAAAAATGAAGGACGATATTGCGGTCCAATGGGTGCAGGTACGTATGTCGCAGACGCACCCGCGCACAGATATTTGCGATTATCACTCAGGACTAGATGCTTACGGGCTTGGCCGTGGCGTGTATAGCAAGAACGACGCGCCATTGCCGCCGTTTCATCCATTCTGTCGGTGCATACTAGTTCCTCGTGTAGATTTGTACGGTGCCAAGGCCGACTTTGATAGCAATGCGGAACGCCGATATATAGAAGCATTGGATAAACAGGAAGGGGCGCGGGTGCTCGGGAGTAGGGCAAAGTACAATGCAGCGGTGTCAGGCGGGAGTGTAGTGGGCGCGTACTATGGCGACGCGCCGCCAAAGCTAGTCGGGGAAGTGTAGCGAATTATCGTTAGCCGTCGAGACGTACACGGCACGCCATAAGTTTATAAGCGGCGATGCGATCCTCGTCCATGAAGGTGTCGATATGTTTGCCGCTGAAGGTTTCGCCGCCGGCCTCCACCTTTGCCACTACGTCACGTTCCAAATCAAACAAGGCTGAATAAAGATTTGCAAGGCCATTAAATTCCTGAATCGGCATCCCGAAATAGATGGTTGCATCAACCGCCCGCCGGCCTATGGTGCTGGCTCCGCTCGATTTAGTCGGCACCACGCGGATTATTGGATAATCGCTGGCCGTCATGTTTGCCTCAATACCTAGCTTACAGGTAGCGATGCCAGGGATAGTAGCAAGATTTGCTACTAACTCTAAAAGTATGCTTTTTATGTCACCCACGTTCAACCTCCACAGACAAAAGAGCCGCCGGGTGGCCGTTAATGTCTGGCGTCTCGGCTTTTGCTAACGAAAGCGCGTTATCGTATTCCCTTCGATACGCGGCGAGCTTAACCGAGAAGGCGTCATCGCTACGCTGGACACTTTCCAGGCAGGTGATGATGTAGACCCGCAACGGGACAAGTCTAGCAAGGTGTTCTTGGCTGAATAAATTTATTTCCGCTAGGTCAGCGATAGCTCTAGTCTCGCGTGCTTCTGTGGCCAGTGGCGACAAGTACGGGTCTGAATAAGTGTAAGCGAGCGGCATTACGGTTCCCTATTTGGTTGATTGATAATTTTATCGAAGTTCAAAACGGCTTCGTTCATGGCATTCACCAAAAACGGGTCGCCGGCATAGCCAGGGTGGTTTACGAATTTAGCAAAAATAAATCCCCCGCCATTTGTCCACCGTAACGCCTTTTTATTTACAGGCATTATTTTATGCGGCCTGGTGCCCCAGTGAACGAAAACCGCATGAGGTGCCATGCTGGTGTTAAACCCGACAGTCCTTACAAACGGGTCCCCGGTATCACCTTCGTTAAATATAGAATCAATTAATGCGCCGGTTTTTGTGTGCGCATCAGCATTAGAGAGCGCCTTGTCATAAATAAATTGCGACATCTTAAGCAAGGCGGTGCTTGCTGTTTTTTGAGGCAATTCTTCCAGTGTTTTACCCACTGCCTCCAGGCCGTCAACAGATATATGTATTCTCATCAGGCTGATTCGCTTATATCCGGCACGTTGTCGGCGTTGTCGTTTCCTCGGTCATGTTCGGACTCGTTAACGGCATTAATAAGCTCCGATAAATCGTCCGGTTCAACGGTTGTGAACTCTAGGCCGATTATCGCGCGTTTCTTGGCCCTAATCACGGCATCAGGAAAGCCGGTGCTCTGCATGTTTTCAAGGACTGACATTTCCCTCTCGGGGTTGGCAATTGCGTACTCTCGCGGCCATCTGGTAGACGCATTTGCTTCGACGTTCAGCCAACGCGCGGCTATGTCCCACATCTGACGCTCAAAATCTTCCATTCGCCTGGCGAACTTAGTGAGAGCGCCATTGAGTGATTGGAATCGGATGGTAAGCGCGGCCCCGCTTTCCTTGTAGTCGGGCGTTTCAAACGACATTGATACCTCTCTTATCCGAAGCACCAGCGCATCAATTACAGCCGCATAAGTCGATGCCGGGCCTTCGCTCGGAGCGATAAAACCAGGCGCATTGCCGTAGTGTAGAAGCATGTTATGCGTGCCGACAGCCTCGCTAACCTTAGCGGCATCAAATGTGCCAGCCATGTCGATAGGAACATGGTAATGCATCAGCGAGAACGTTTGCGATCTCAGTATCTCATCGAGTTCACTGCGCCGGTTAAATAACGCTTTAGAGAGGTCTGCAATTTCAGAAAAACCGCCTTCACCCATAAACTCCCCGGACTCAGAAAAGTATATGACTGGGCAGACGCCAAGGTTATGGACGCCAGAATCGACCACGGTAGTCGATTCTTTGCCTGCCGCGCTAACTATCCGCTCGATTTTCCAGTCGGTATTAGTCCAGATGCGTCTTACAATCTCTTGCTTCCCGTCTATTAGCATGTAGTCGTGTATTGAGATGGACGACAACCGGCCGCGTTCATTAAGTTCATAGTCGAAAACTCGCTCGGGAGGTATTTGCACAAGATATGGCACCGCGCGATTACCGAGTTGCTCGGCTTGATTCCCGGGAATGTTCTCGGTTCTTGGCATGTCGATGAGTAGCAGCATAGTGCCACGTGCTTTCGCTTCAACGGCGAAGGACTGAAAAAACACCTCAAGGCTATTTCCGCGCCAATCACAATCGTCAAGGATGAGCCGAAGCAATGGCGAATTGACCTCACGCACTGGAGGCTGTTTTGTTAAGTAGCCGACAAATCTCTCGCACGCATTCATCATGTCCCTAGTGAACCACGACACTTGGTTGCGACGTGCAAAACGTTCAGCGGATTCACGTGGGTACTGGATTAGATAAGTATTCTCGGCTTTAATCGGCTTCCCGGCGCTATCATATGTTATATTAGGGCGGAATCCGCCAGTCCCGTTGAGTGCATCGCGGATAAAAGTAAAGCGTGATGTGAAAAATGTCATTTGCAAATCCTTTAATTGTGACTAAACTGTAGCTAGTTTAACAAACGGCGCGACTATGTTATATCATACACACAATCTATTTTATCTAACGCGATAGGTGGGGAAATAATGGACTTGTTGAAAATCAAGGAAAAACTAGGGGACGACGAGATTTTTGCCGAGTTGCAATTATTTATTGACGGCTTGGAAGGCAAACTAAAGAATGTACGCAAAAAGGCCGACTCGGAAACCGAGCGAGCCGCGAAGTTGGCCGACGCACAAGCTAAATTGATGGAAAAATTAGGCGTTGAATCGCTTGACGAAGTTGTTGATTTGCCCGACGCCAAGGGCCAAGCAGAAGCCGTTAAGCAGTTTGAAGCCAAGGTGAAGCGTTTAGAAAAGGACCTAAACGATTCGCGTGCCGAACGCGATGCCCTAACTGGGAAGCTGCGCGACACGGTGTCAAAAACCTTACTAAGCAAGGTTTTATCGAAGTACGATTTTACAGATCTGGACGTTGTTGAGCATTACATTGCTTCCCGGACACAATGGGATGGCGAAGAACTGCGATACAGCGTTGACGATGGTGGTCTTGTCTCGTTGGAAGATGGGGTGGCCTCGTTCGCAAAAACGCGGACCGGGCTACTCAAGCAACAAGGGGCGGGAGGCTCCGGCTATAACCCTAACGCGGGAAGCGGTGCGGGCGAAAAGCCTTGGAACGACATGACCTTGACTGAGCGCGGCGAGATGTACAAGAAAGACCCGGTGCGCTATCAACAAATCAAGTCTCAAGCAACCAAATAGGAGCCTAAATCATGGCTGGAACCAAACTTTCCGATATTATTGTGCCGGCGGTTTTCTCTGAGTACGTGGACAACCGCACCGCTGAACTGTCCGCACTGCGCCAGTCCGGCATCATCGCCACTGACCAAGTTATTCAGCAACGGATGAACGGCGGCGGTCACTTAGTAAACATTCCATTCTGGAACGACCTCAGCGGTAACGACGAAGTCCTATCTGATAGCGCCGCGCTGACACCTTCCAACATCAACGCCGGCGAAGATATTGCGGTCAAGCTGTTCCGTGGCCGCGCATGGGCAGCCAACGATCTAGCTGGATGGGTTGCAGGCTCCGACCCTATGGCCGCCATTGGCGACCGAGTGGCAGAATATTGGGCACGCAGAGAACAAAGCGCTTTGTTGTCAACCTTGACGGGCGTTTTTGCAACTGGTGGTGCTCTTGCTTCTAGTCACGTGTTGAGCGTACACGCCACGTCGGAACTGACCGGCGATGTAATCCTAGACGGGAAGCAGCTTTTGGGCGACGCCGGTGGCAAGCTCACAGCCATCGCTATGCACTCGGCTAAGTATACGGCGCTACAAAAAGCAAATTTAATTGTATATGTGCGAGATAGCGAAGCTAAGTTGAATTTCCCGACTTATCTCGGCTACCGCGTCATCATAGACGACGCTTGCCCGGTCGAAACGATCGTAGGTACCCCAAATTATAACGCCTACACCTCTTACCTCTTCGGCGTTGGGGCTATCGCAGGCGCTTCTATGACAATGGAAGCCGATAAGGCTGTCGAAACCGACCGCGACTCGCTGGCCGGGGATGATATTCTTATTACGCGCCGGACGTTCCTTATGCATGCGAGGGGGGTCAAGTATAACTCGGCAACCGTGAACCCAGACAACGGGGTCCTTAGCACCGCTGCATCGTGGGCCAAGGTCTACGATGACAAGAACATCCGTGTCGTCAAGCTTGTGACCAAGTAACCATGAGCGCAACCGGATTTAATCTTAGGCGGCGCATAGCGCAGCAGAGCGGAAGCCCTGCTGCGCTCGCGGGGTCCGTTAAGCCAGCGAATGCGAGTAAGCCCCAAAAAAACTCGCGCTGCCGACAAAACCGCAAACAAAACGACGGGGGGCACTAATGCAGCGTGAGAATTCAACAACTCAATCCGGGGCGGTGGTTAAATTTCCACCGTCTGGCGGCTCGTACGTCCGTGATACGGAGGCAGGAGAACTTAAAAAAGTTCCTGATCCGATTGAGACCGTCCAGGTTGCTGCCCCGAAATCGGTTAAAAGAGCCGCGCAAGATACGCTAAATAAGCCCTTATAGGGCATAAAGGAGTATTCGAATGTCTCGCCTAACAAGAAACGCTGTCATTCTAGCCAAAGTCGAAACGACTTACGGCACCAACGCAAGCCCTACAGGGGCGGCGAATGCTATCCTAGTGGGTAACATCAGCGCGACGCCGTTGGCGTCGAAAAACGTAAACCGCGATATAATTCGGCCTTACCTTGGTGGCGCGGAACAACTCGTCGGCACTAAGTCGGTTGAGTTGAGTTTTGACGTGGAATTACAAAGCTCCGGGGTAGTAGCAACCGCGCCGGCGTTTGGCCCGTTGCTTCGTGCCTGCGGCTTTGCCCAAACAGTGAATAGTGCCATATCAGTAGAATATACCCCTGTATCGACGGGGTTCGAGTCGTTAACCATCAACTACCATGATGACGGCGTATTACATCAGTTGCTAGGTGCGCGGGGTGATGTTAGCTTCAAAATGGGGATTGGTGACCGCCCGGTTATGAGCTTCAAGTTTATCGGCCTTTATGGCGGTATTACGGCAGCGGTTAATCCAACCGGCACATATACGGCATTCAAAACCCCGAAGGTAGTTACGGACTCGAATAGCGGTGGCTTGCTTCTCGGCTGTACGTATTCGAGCAGCACCTTATCCGGCGGTACGGCCTACAGTTCGCGCGGCCTGGAAATAGCAATTGGCAATAAAGTTGGATTTTTGCCATTGCTTGGTAATGAAACCGTAAACCTGTCAAATCGGGACGCGTCTTGCAAACTTACCCTCGACCTGACGGCGACGGAAGAAGCGGCATTTATGGATAGCGTGATCGCTAATACCACGCAGTCGATGGGATTCTTGCATGGCTCCGCAGCTGGCTACATTACAACGATATATGCCCCATCCGTACAGCTCATCAACCCGAGCAAAGCCGATGTCGACGGTATCCGTCTTATTGGCTTCGACGGTCGCATAATGCCGAGTTCAGGTAACGATGACATTGTAATTTGCTTTAAGTAGCAAAACTAAGCCGGCTTAATGCTGGCTTATATGGCATAGTGCGTTATGTGTTGTGTTCATACGCAAGGAAACCGTGCGAAACGGAACCAGGCGGCACGGAAATATCAAAGGATTCGCCTTCGCAGTTCAAAGAATCGCCGGGAACCGCCAACCTACAACCCAAAAAGGAATTTTAATAATGTTCAAAATAACCCCAAACCCGACTTTTAAGGTTGCCGTTAATATTGACGGGTCAAGCGAGCCGCTTAAGCTGGTATTTTCACGCTCAAGCCAAACTAAGCGCACGAGTTGGCTAGAGACACTAATGAGCGCCATAAAAGCTATTAGCGAAGCCGAGAAGGCCGACGCAGATACACGCGAAGATGTAGACCAGACCAAGGGGATTATCGAAGCGCAGGCCGATTTCCTTGTGAATATAATCAACGGGTGGGAGAACTGTGAATTAGAATTTAGCCGATCAGCAGTGGTCAGTCTATTAGATAACTATGACAAAGCCTTCGACGCGATTCTAAAGGCATACCGAGAGGGCGGGGACATGGCAGCCGCAAAAAACTAGAAGCCGTGGCCCGACTGCTTTACAGCGGAAGGGACACGGTGACAGTAGATGCGGAGGCATTCGGTATCCGCCTGATAGGTTGGGAAGAGCGTGAAATCGAAAAATGCATATGGCAGGAGAACAAAGAAACCGCTGAATTGTTCTATCAACTTGCGACGCAATGGCGCATTGATGGTATGAGTGGGCAACGGCTCGGCCTGCGCTACGATGTAATCCCGGCGGTAATGGATTTAATGGGCACGACACAGGACCGGAAAACGCTGTTCCTTGGTCTCCGGATTATGGAAGCGGCGGTTATCAATTTAAGATGACGCGATGACAAATGACCTAAAAATCCGGCTAACCTTACAAGGTACAGAAGAGGCTAAAGCCGGCATTAACGCCGTAAAGAAGGAACTAGACGGCGTAAGCAACAGCGTAAGCCAGACAGGTAGCGCCGCCAAAAAGATGGCGAGCGATGTAGACTCTAGCTTCAAAATCACTAAGAATATTCCGCGTGAAACGACAGCCGCTATTGACGGGACGGCGCAGGCAGTTAAAAAGTTAGCGGATGAATATCATAATACTGGTGGAAAAAATGTTCAGCTACTGCAAGGCATAAAGGCACTAGGTGTCGAAGCAACCGGATTGGCGGTTGGGCCATGGGCGTTGCTTGCGGCATCAACGGGCACGCTCGTTGCTGCTTTTATAGATGGTCAGCGCGAAGTAGAAGGCTTTAGTCGAGCCATTGCTTTATCTGGCAATTACGCCGGGATGACCGTCGGCAGTATCCACGCCATGGCGGACGAGGTGGCCGCGTCTACAAATATCACCATTGGCGGGGCGAAGGATATTGCATCAGCGATGGTGTCAACAGGGCGTATTGGCCGGGACGCAATTCGGCCCGTCACCATGGCTATTGCTGAATATGCACAGGTCGCCGGCATAAGCGCAGCGGATGCAGAAAAGGCAATGGGGAAGATGTTCATTGATCCATTGAGAGGTGCAAGGGAACTAAATGACACGCTCCATTTCTTGACCACTTCTAATATGGATTATATCCAGGCGTTAGTGCAGTCCGGTAACGAGAGCCTGGCATCCGCATTTTTGGCCGATAAATTAACAGATCGGTTAAAATCCCAAGAAGTACAAGTTAGCTGGCTAACTGAAAAATACAATAAACTGAAAGCCGCAATGTCCCAAGGGTGGGATAAATTGATAGACCCCTCACTTGAAACTAAACTTGCATCCGTCGAAGCAAAAATAAACAAGTTAAAAGGCGGTGATAATAATAAATTATTCGGTTGGAATGGGGCAGTTCATCAGCAGGCGGTTAACGAGCTACTAAAAGAGCGGGATATTCTGGTGGCTAAGATCGCGGCAGCCGCTAGGAAGGCCGATGCCGATGCTATCGCGTCCGCAAAAATAGAAGAATCGAATAGCCTGCGCGTCCTAGTTAACGGAGCGCTTAAGCTCACGCAAGTCGAAGCCTACAAAAAAAATATAGATCGCTTAAATGCGGCGATTAAAGCCGGTGGGCTAGACGCCGCGACACTAGATAAATACCGGGCTGCAATTACCGTCTGGCAAAAACAAATAGATAGATTAAGTAAGTTGGGCCATGCCGTTAGGAGGGTGACCTATGCCGTGAAAGAGCATGATGGAGCGCTGCAATCCCTGCTTAAGCGAACTGAGGATTTTGCGCTATCCCAAAAAGAGCAAATTGCGACAGGTCAGAAGGTAACCGAGGCGGATAAGCAAATCCGCGATTTACTTGAGATGTTAACCCAAAGCAAAACCAAATTAAGCGCCGAAACAAAGAAAACAATCCAGGACAGGGCTATTGAGATCGCGCTGAATCAACAACTGGCCCAGGCCATTAAGGATTCAACCGCTGCCAGCAAGGCAGAATATGACGTATTAGCTAAGCAATTTGACGAAGATGCGAAACACTTAGATCAGCTTCGTGAGGGGACGGCAAAAGAGAAAGATGCCGCCGATCAGCAAGACGCCAAAATTAAGCTGATTCGGCAAGGGATTACGGCTTCGGGTGGCGTACACATTGCCATGCTGCAAGAGCAGCTTGACCTCGAAAATGCGGGGCGGAAACGAAAGGAATACATTACCGAGATTGAGCAGCAAATCTCAGCGGCAAAGAGACTCGCCGTAGGTCAGGAGTGGGAAAAGCAATATAAGGAGCAGGTCGATAGTGCAGCCTCGATGTGGAAGTCTATAGACAGCACCGCACAACGGACATTTACCAATATATTTCAGGGTGGCCAGAGCGCTTTTACCAAGCTGCGCGACACACTCAAATCGACACTGCTCGATCTGCTGTATCAGATGTCAATCAAGAAGTGGATTATTAACTTAGGTGCGTCTGTTAGTGGCACCGGAGTCGCGTCGGCGGCATTCGGTCAGGGCGGTGTCATGGGCGCTGCGGACGGCGCAAGCACGGCTATGGGCGGCATCAATGCGGTCATGAATACCGGGTCCATGATGTCAAATATCGGTTCGTGGACGGCAAACGCGGCGCTTGGTTCTGGGTTGCTAAATGTAGGCGCGGGGGCCGGAGTAAGCACAGCCACAGCGCTCGGGGCGGGTGGGGCGAGCATGTTCGGGGGGGCGGCGGCGGCGTCTACTCTTGGGACGATAGCATCCTACGCTTTGCCAATAATCGGCGTCGTTGCGGCGCTTTCGACTCTATTCGGCAGTCATGGCGGGCCGAAGTCTGGCGGCGGATATATTGCCGATTACACGCCTACAGGCAGCAGTTTGGCCGACTACGAAAAAACAGCATACGGCACGACTATCAGTAATACCGGACAGGGCTGGATTACTGACACAAAAGACAACTCGTCTATGAAGGCGATAACGGACTCGCTTTATGCCTCATATAGCCAACTAGCAACAACTATCGGGCAAAAGGTCGGAACAGTTCAGTTCGGGATTGGAGCCAATACAGACCCGGAAGGAACTGCCGGGAATATGTATTACGGAAAGGCGGTCGTAGACGGTAAAACGGTGTATGACGTAGCCACGGACGACAGTGGCAGCAGGGGAGACTCGGCGGCTCAGGAATGGTTAAAAAAATCTAGCGCGGACATGCTTAAATCCGCCATTGTCCCGGCATTCAGAGAAGTATCGGATAGCCTCGGCACAATTGCGCAGAGCATAACCGGCGATATTGCCGCAATCACCTCGCAACTACAAGGCCTCGCAGATGTAGCAAACTACATAAAATCCAATCCGCTTGAATCAGCGATAGAACAAATCAATATAGCAGGCAGAAGCGCTTATCAGATATGGCGAGCAGCCGGCGACACGCTCAAGACAGCAATATCAGGATTTAACGGGTCGGCAAACAGTATCGCGGCAATCGGAGACGCGACGAAAGCGAGGTATCAGCAAGAGCTATCACTAATCGGGCAAATACAAGGTGCGATGATTAGCGCATCCGCGATGTTCGGGAGCAGCATAACGAGCATCAAAATGTCGACAATGGACGACCCGACAAAATACGACTTCTTGAGGAGCCAAGCAGACCAGAAATATAATGAACTGCAAAGCGCCATAGACCCCGCCGCAATAAATAACTTAGCAACACAAATAAATGAAATAACAAACCAAGCATATGGCTTATTAAGTAGTGACCAACAGAAGGCAACGAGCCAATCATTTATTGATTACCTCAGCAAAGTGAACGACACAACCCAGGCACAGCTAAAATCTAGTCAAGACCAGGTCGTATCAGAGCACCAGCAATTTACTGCGGACATGAAGGGCGTTATGGACACGGCAGCAAAATCAATCGCGGACGCCGGGAGCGCCATGATGACAGCGGCGAATACCCCGATCAAGGTAACCAGTGACATTACTGTGCACGTTATTGGCGGGCAAGGCGCGACGAATGAAGTCGGGCTGAATAACTTTTCATGAAGATACTCACCACAACGACCAAAACAGCGACTCAGGCCGCAATCACAACGCCGGCTTATTTTGTGCAAATAGACTGGCCGGTTATTATCAGGTTATCCAGCCGGGGTAACCAAGTCTGGAACGGCCACACGTGGACGGGGGGGAGACTAGGGGCGACACATGTTTCCGCTAATGGTGGGAGCATTGA